CCAAATTGGTCTTTCATTGGACCTGGCCATTTTTTTAATGCATTCAGGAATGTCTTTTTTTCAATAATCCCTGTTTCTTCCAAGTGCTTTTTGAATTCGGGGTTGGCATCAGCATATTTTAACCTGTACTTCTCAACACTTGCTTCGTCACCACTACGCTGGACCCCACCAAAATTACTCCCTTCAATTACACCAGCTTTAAATACCTTGGCGTTCCCCACACTATTTTCAACCTTGGCCATTCCCCTTGGAATGATCATTTTCATATATTGATATTCCTTGGAATCTTCTTCCCCTTTGTTTTTAAGATCTTGAAGAATTGCGAGAGATGTTGTATTGTTTCGTGCAGCTACCCTTAATTTTGTCTGTTTGGAGTCTGAAAGTTTGTCGAATTCTTTATGGTTGAAATAGTGATCAACAGATCCATCACCTGATGTATCACCAATTTTAAGGCCAATGATCTCTCCATTATCATCTGTAAGAAATTCATATCCTAAACGATTTATTTTAAATTCACCCTCCCCTTGCTGTGCTTGTTGCTTCAGATGATTCAACCTCTTCCTTCTCTTTAATTCTTCTTCTGACATTATAATCCTCCAGTTGGCGTGGGGAACCCATCCGGATACAGAATCCTGGCCTTTTCTTCCGGTGATAACTTTTCCCACCAATCCGTACTCTTTAACTTTTCAAGATCTGCTTTATTCTTAAGTCCTCCCAGATACTCGGACCCAAACTGGGATATTGTATTCATCACAGATCCCATTCTATTTTCTTGATTAGCGTAATGTCTTAATGCTTCGTTATAATTTTGGTTTGTTCTTTGTATGCCATACGCTCCCAATTTACTTTCGGCTGATTCTTGCATCGCTATGTTATCTTCTGCAACCTTTCTAGCGGTGGCTGCCACCTCGGCTGATCCCGCAAGATCTACATCCATCATTTGCTCTGCCACCACACCAGAATCTTCCAATCCTGTATTAACCGCATTACCCATAACATTGGTTTTAGCTATTTCAGTTTCAGTACCCATGGCCCGGGTAGTTAGGCCCATCGTTTGATTAACCTGTGCCTGTGTCATCCCTGTTTTTGCTTGCTGTTTTAATCCAGCTATATAATTTTTCTCATACTTAGATATTGAACCAGATCTAGATGGACCTCTCTTACCAGTTAACCAATCCCAACCAGATTTGATTTGAGGTGCATATTTCATTATATTATAGCCTGCTGATATTAGATCGAACACAATTAACCTCCTACCTTTTGTCCAGTTAATTCATAAAGGACCCCATTCATTCTAAAGTACATCCTACCTTCATCTGTGGTTGGGGATCCTGGTGATTGACTGTCCTTGGCTACCGAAGAAAAAACGAACTCACCATCTGTTAAGTCTGATGTGGCCTTGGCCCCGGTTGTCATTTTTACTTCTGGCTGCAGCTTTCTTATTTCTCTGCTTACAGCAGCAACAGCTTTGTCTATTTTCTTTTCGCCTGATTTAATTTCTTTCATTCGTATTCAATCTCCAATCTGGATATTTCACATGGATTAGTTGTTGTTGGTGTTGATAGTTGGACCTGTGCATACTTGGCACGGTTACCAATTTTAAAACTGTCAAATGGATGGTTAGCATAATAGATATCCGTATTAAGGGGATGCGAGCCAAGTACAACAGCAGTGGTCCCACGCATACCACGCTGGACAGTATGAGATGTTGTACCAGCCTCAATTACTTTTATTATTTCAGAACTGACTTTTATCCAATCACCGCTTCTTAATTTCGTAGTGCTTGATGTTGGCAGTGTTGTTATTGTTGGGCCAATAGTAGCAGATACTATTGCACCAGTCTCACCATCGTTGGCCCTAAATGTGCCTGTAAATGATTCATTATCAGAATCACCATCAACATACAGTTTAAATGTTATGTCATCTGTACTAGAATATGTTGCATTTATCCGTCTAACAAAAACCTTTTTGCCCAAGTCTGTAAAAGCAAACCAGCCAGTTTGCCTGTCTGTGGCCAGAGATTCTGTAACAGTTACAGGTTTCATTTCATGTACTATTGCATCATTATTAGGCATTACGCATCTACCTCCACACCTAAATTTTCGATTGTAACATTAGCATTTGAACTTGGATCCGTTGATACTTCCACCATAAAGTTTCTTGCTCTCCTACCTATTCTCACGCTTTTATTTATTGTTTCTGGGGTAACACCAGCAGCCAATGTATAAGAATAAATTTCATTTACATCGTCACCATCTGCAAAGATCTTGACATCCACGGGATCCGCAGAATTGTATTCAACATTTAACCTTCGCAGTATAGTAGCACGACTTAAACTTTCTGATGCTTTAATCCAACCGGTCCTTCGGCTGGTCCCATAAACTTCTGTTGGTGAATCCTGGAACGATAAAATACTAGACGATCCTAGCCATGAAATAAATTCATCTACATCTTCTACAAAAGCAATGACTTCATTTACTGCATGATGCAACATGGTGTGTTGACTTACTACAGAGTCAATAGTTTCACTAAAACCAACACCATCAGCCACATCATAATCGTTAAGCCACGTTCTAATGACATTGTTTACTGCTTCACTAAAACCAATAGAATCAACTATATCATAATCTTTAAACCACGTTCTAAGGACATTGTTTACTGCTTCACTAAAACCAACAGAATCAGCCACTTCATGATCTTTAAGCCATGTTGTAAGGGACTTGTTTACTTCTTCGCTTAAACTAACAGCATCAGACACATCATGAGCAGATATAATTCGGGTTATTACTGTTTCACTAAAACCAGCACCATCTGCCACATCATAATCTTTAAACCACGTTCTAAGGACATTGTTTACTGCTTCACTAAAACCAACATCATCATCCACATCATAATCTTTAAGCCATGTTGTAAGGAACTTGTTTACTTCTTCACTAAAACCAACAGCATCAACCACATCATGAGCAGATATAATTCGGGATATTACTGCCTCACTAAAACCAACATCATCATCCACATCATAATCTTTAAGCCATGTTGTAAGGAACTTGTTTACTTCTTCACTTAAACTAACAGCATCAGGTACAGCCTTCCCACTAAACAGTTGGGTTATTATTGTTTCAGCGAATGCAACAGAATCAGACACATCATGATCTTCAAGCCATGTTGTAAGGACTTTGTTTACTTCTTCACTTAAACTAACAGCATCAGATTTAGATTTGACTATCTTCCATATTGATTCGGTCCAGTCAAAAGTTTCGGCTATTGCTATGGAATCATCATGTATCTTTTCAATCTCTGGTCGGTTGGCATGTATTTCAAATGCTGGACTATAACCAGCAGGCTGACCATCAGTTTCAAAAACCTTTATCTTATAATCTGTACCATCACCATTTAAGTCGCCACTAGCAACTGTCCAGCTATAGGTCCCATCATTAGCTGTGCTGTTTGTTATTGTAGCTGTTGATGATCCACCCTTGAATAATTGTATTTTAACATTGCCAACAAAACCACCTGATGTGGTCCAGGTAATATTTATAGTATCATCGATCCAGAGTTCTGTTGCACCAGTCGGATTAGTTACCGTTATAACTGGTAACTCTTGTATTTCAAAAATTCCTGAATCTATAATTGGCATTATATTTTAATTTCCTGGCACGTTAGGATTATGGTACATAATCATATTCTATTCGTATCTTATACACATCACCATAATCCAGGTTGGATGATGGTAGCGTAACAGTTTTACTTAAATTATTTACATTACAAGGAGGACTACCAGAAAACAAAGTGGAATGAAACACTCCATCTTCATATAACTTAATGGTAAGGACATCATATAATAAACATTGCATCGTATTATTCCTTACCCAGGTAACAGTTATTTGCTCACCAGGATCAAATACCGAAGAACTTGTAGGTGCTGTAATTGAAGTGATTGTACAAGCCATGGTTTGTCATCCCACACTTATGGTCCAGGTTACCCGAAGGATATCACTTTGTTCCATAGTAAAATCATCTACATCATAAAGTGCAAATCTATCATTAAAGGTGTCTGTTGAATTGCTCGCTCTGGCACAATAATCTTTTCCTATATGAAATTTTGAAATCGTAGTTTGATTTGCAAAACCCCATTCGGATTCGGCTTCCCACTCTGTATCCTCCTCATCATTAGTCGTTGATTTGCTTTGATACAGAAAGAAGTGATGGATGGGCACATCTGGGCCAGTATTTGCCTCGACAACTCCAGTTTCCTCAGAAGACTTTACTAAAATACCATCTTCCGTATCACGATCTGTCCAGGGTTGGTTTGGATTCATCCCAGCATATCTACCAGAAAACCAGTTAGTTCCTGTGTTTAAATGATAGCTTGTACTCCCGGATGCAGAATGCATTGCATCAGTCATTTTTTCCAGAAGATCGTTTTCCACATAATTTTGGTCAACAATAGAAACCTTTGGCTCCATTCGTTCTAGATCCAATGCATCATATACCTTGACATTAACCTTACCTTGTACAAGAATTTTTGTCGGGATTATATTTATATTAATCATAATAGATCCTTAGTTATCTGATATTGTTATTTGCCAGGTGACATTCAATTGATCTCCATCCTCCAGGTCTAAATTTGGACTAAAATTATATGAACTATAACCAGTGTTAAAACTGGTGTTATTCCAGTCAAAACCTAAAAGTGCTGAAGACACTTCATAGCTGGCCTCTGCCCTTACTAGACCCTCAATAGTAAATGAAAGTGCTGATGTAGTATTTAGTGTTGTCAACATTTCAAATTTAAGTGCTGGACCTACTGTTACGATCACAATTCCCGAATCACCATTGGTTGGAATTGAGAAATCATTATTATCAAAAGCACTAGACATAACCCCAAAATTACCTGTAGACTGATACAGGGTGTCTGCAAGTTTATATTTTAATTGATAACTGATGGTGTTTTTCTCCGGTGAGCCAAAATCTATATTTCCATCTCGCCTGATTATTTGCCATTTCACAGTACCGCTTGGTCGTAATGTTTCTGTTAATTTTCCCATAGTCTTTTACGGATTTCCTCCTCCACCCAAATTAGTTATTGAAAAAACATTCATATCGTTATCTATTGCAAAAATGTCTGCACCGTATGTGGCTCCAAGATCCAACTGATTCCATACAGCCATACCGGCTTTAGCCTTGAGCAGATCAAAACAATAAATGTTTTGTATGTCAGATCCAAACCGGCAAAGGATCCTGGCCTTCTTTGGATCATAAAAAAATCTTGATTCTTCCAAATTTGCTGATTCCTGGTAAATGTCTTTTATGGGTTCAGTTATTGGATTGATATTAAAACCTGAGTCTATTACATAAGCGTTATCCTTGCCAGCGAAAAACGTCTGGCCAGATACATGAACAATAGAGTTGGGAGCAATGCATCCAATATTTTCTTCTGCCTCCAGAAGACTGAAACCTCCTGGGTTTGTGGAAGGCACATCCAACCTATATACTCCTCTTTCCATAAACACAACCAACGCACCAAGGTGATTGGCCAAGCCTGTGATCTCACCACCCTGGAGATCCTTTATCTGGATATAGTTAACTATTGGCAATATGTCAGGCTGCGATTGCTCTGAAAAGATTATCCAGTTCTCATGGTCCTCTGCATCTTCATCAGGATCCAGACGGACATTACCTACAAATTGTCTACCCGCCAAGAAAACTGAATACTTATGGTTAACGACAACCTTGTCTCTTTCTCCCAGAGGATGTTGGGCTCTATCAGTATAACTGTAATCATAAAACCACAAGGTTACATCATTAGTAGTAATATCGTAACGATATCCATTTGATATATCTACAGTAAAAGATCCAACTTCATCGATATCGGCATTAACCATCAGCACTTTGTTCTTGCTGTTAGTAACTATCATTTCAATGGCTGGTCCGCTGTCTTTATATATTACATTTCCGTCTGCCTCTCCAGAGTGATGGTTCCAGGAACTTTTATATAAAACTTTCTTCCCACAGAAAAAACCCGAGTCCTGGGTGTCTGAGCCATCCTGTCCCTGAGCCTGCGTATTAACCCAAGACGATTCAGATGATACATCCCACCTCGCAGTAGTCAGTGCCCCTTGATGTAATGTAAAAAGACCATTTGATGGGAAGCTTCCACTTAAATGATCGATCTCCTTATCACCGAAGCCATCAGCTTCAATAAATAGTTCATAGTCACCATCACCCCAATTACCACCAAAGCTGTCCTCCGTAAGTTTGCGGTGATAAAATTGCCCGTTGCCCAAAGTTTTTACAGATACATTACTGCCAACGACATCCTCATGGTCTGCTTTGGAATTTACTGGAATCGTGGTTATGTGATAGTATACTGGGTCCAAGTCTCCAACTGCTGCAGCTGCAAAAGATCTATACACCCTAATGGATGTTATCCTAGGATTAAAATCACCAGTAGAAGTATCTAGTGACAATCCTACTTTTATAGTTCTGTCATCGGCTGTTAATTCTATAAACGAATTTGCATCTGGAAGTGGGTGAACCTGTACACCATCATAAACTGGGACAAATTGATAGTAGTAAAAACCAGACTGTCGCATCCCCCCGCAATGATTAGTGGCACTTTCCATCTGCCAAGTAGTCGGCAACGACAGTGTTGCATCGTCATAAAAAAAATCGTCTACAGAATGATCACCAAAAAACCACTCCCTGTCGATATGCTGGTATATACCCGCCTTCTGATCTAATCCGTTAGCGAATCTTAACTGGCGGCCATAGTTACTGATTTCAAGTGTTTCAGATGGCGTACCAGAAGACAAGTCTTTTATCTGGTCAATATTGGTGAAATCACCATCACATTTAGATATGGTGCTGGTTTGAGGTTCAAAATAAACCCATATTGGATCGTCCAGTTCTTGATGTGACCACATTTCTATTTGATCAATATGATTTGCAGAAAGAGTGGATGCATTACCCCGGCCCTGGCGTTTGATTAACTTTCCTGGGACATCAGTCTCAAAGTTTATGCTTGTGGTTGCTGCTGTCTCCTGGATATCCTCCGGATCAACATGGGTTATTAATCCTCCATCAAATACTGGTATGTTTAATATTGCCATTATTTACCTAAACATTGTATCAATTATCTGGTTTGGCCCACTATAGCCTTTCATCGGTAACTGAATATCAGCTTCTTGTTTATTGGTTTCGTATATTGCTTTTGACTGTAGGGATCTTTGATCATCGGCCTGATCTGCGTATAGTGCTGATCTTGCGTAATGAATTAGATCTGCATGATACACATCTGGTATTACTGGACTAACACCAGGATCAGAATAATCATATTCAATACCCCTGGCATTTGCAACACCACCAAGACCTAATGATGCCCAGTCATCTAGCAAGTCTTCCCAGGAAGCGTATATGTTGCTCCACATCTCTTCCTCTTCACTTGCTTTGTATATTTGCTCACCATCTTGGAAATCTGTCTCGTTCCAATTTTTTAAGACCAAATATCCATGGTCCTGGTAAACATTAACTACATCAACCACTTCCGCTGTAGCACCAGAGGTAAGACCCTCAATAGAATCGCCACTATAAAACTGTTCATAGGTTAGATCCTTGAACCGGAGCCATACATATCCTGGATCCGCTAGATTAGGATCTAGATGTGTTGGCATAGCAGCATAGGAGAAAGTAACAAGACCAGTACCAGAAACCGGATATATAAACATTTTGTCACCCCTAACATAATAAGATTGGGGTGTACCGGTTTTTAACTGATTGTTCTTTTTGAAGCGAGAACTTACTTTAAAATCTCTGCGATAATCTAATATAGCAGTATCATATTCAACTTGACCAACGACTTCTACAAAATCATTTGGCAGCGGAATAGAAATGCTGCCAGCCTTGTGCATGTAGGACCAGTCCTTAACGTAGCATTTTGTTCCTAAAGCAAAATCTACCTCGGCTTCTTCCAGGTACTTTCTGACTTTAACTCTAGGCGTTCCAGCATCAAAGGACGTTAATGTCCTATCGATAAGGGATTCCCAGATCACGGGTTAACCCCTTCCTTTAGTACCTATACCTGTTGGGGCTTCTGTTGGATATCTTGCGTTTAGTGAATCAATTTGTCCCTTGCCATTTGCGTATGCCGCTGTTGCACGATCATTTTTTGCATCCATCTTCCACAGCTGAGATTCAGCCATATCTACGACAGATTCATGCAGTGCAACATTTAATGAACATTCATTGGTATCAGCTTCAATAGCTGCTGGGGACCGTAAGAACCACACATCAATATTATCTGTAGCACCAGGGCCATCAACAAATAGTTTATCGGAAAAAACATACGCAACCGGATTAGTCGTGCTACCCGCAAGGTAAGAATTTTCCAATCGTTTCTGATCGCCTGGATCTATCATTGTACACCATACAGAATCACTTGAATCATAGACCGCAATGATTCCATTACGCATTACTTCTTCTGATAAATCACCACCGACAGAAATATCGACAGCGTTGGCCGTCATCGCAACAGTTTCATCGATCACTTGTAATTCGCCCAAGTATGCATTGTGAATTAAGTTCACTACACTTTTCTGTGCAATATTCAAAGCATCTAGCTTTGCAGCTTGCGTGAATGAAGATTCTGAAGGATCTTCTAATCGCAAACCTAGGGTTGATAACATTTCGTTACCTGTCATTTCTGACTCCTTTTTTTAATTGTTGGGCCGACCCGGCTCACAGACCAGGCCAACCCAACGTTAGTTAATAAGATTGTTTGAAGGTCAGTTTATGATTGGGAGCCAATCAATACCAATGTCCCTGATGCAACCGTACATATGTACGCTTCTGCACCGTCAACATCGATAAAGATAGAGCCTTTTCGTGCTGCATGATCGGGTGCACCTTCTCCTGTATAGAAGTCGCATGAACCAATCGATGTATACACAAAATCCCCAGCATCA